GGAGAAGCAGGAGCATCCTCTGCCTGCGGTTCACCGCTGAACATCTTTGTCAGCCAGTCAGCGGCATCCGAAATAGCAGCGGCAGCACTGCGTAAGTCTTCGATGGTCTGTGCCATATCGCTCATTCTGCTCATGTGATTTTCCTCCTTCCCTGGATTTGCTCTGCTGGCGTGCGATGTTCAGGTTGCTTGCCAGTCTCCTTGACACCACGCTGATCGCGGTCAGGACATCAACAATGTCCTCGTCGGCACGGATGTCATAATGGTTTGCGTTGTAACTCATATCGGCGGTTCCTCCTTTCCCAAGGCGTCTTGTATTGCCTTTCACAGACCCATCTGGACAGGAAAGGAGGGCTTGGCCGAAAGATTTTTAGAAATTTTCCTTGAGCTGCTTCAGAAGCTGGTTCCTCTTATACACAAAGGTGTTCCGGGGCATATGCAGCCGCTCTGCGCCGGCGCGTTCGGAAAGCCCGTCCGCAATCGCCATGAGCATCTCGTAGCTTTCCGGGTCTGACGCCTGAAGCTCCGAGAGCAGACCGTTCAGGATCACGGCGTCAATATCGATCTCCGTGGTCAGCCCACTGTCCGCAAGAAAGCTGGTGCGGGAGACACCGTTTTCGCAGGCGTTCTCCATCTCCGTGTCGATGGAGAGATGCTGGGGAGCGTCCTTCGGGATGCAGCGGAACTCGCAGGTATCGCAAAGGCCGTCACATTTGTAGCTCTTTTTGTACGGGATGCAGCAGGCTCCGGCTCTCTGCTTTGCCTTGCGGGTAGTCCCTACGAACCGCTCCCAGTCCCGTTTCTGCTCTGGTGTGACCTCAA